ATGGCGGAGGCGCCGATCAAGCGCGCGCAGAGCCAGCGCCGGGAGCTGAAAATTCCTGGCGCGCCGGAGGCTGACCTGGTCGAGGCGTTCGAGAAGGAGTGGGAGCGCCTCGGAACGGTCGGCGCGGATCAGCTGATCCGCAACCAGCATGCGCTGAGCCGGGTCTATGGCATCGCCGCCACGGCGGTGCTGTGCGACGACATCCCTGCGGACCAGCCGCTGCCCCTGGAGCGACTGCACGAGCTGGACCTGCACTTCAACACGCTCGACCCGCTGAACACCGCGGGTAGCCTGGTGCTGGACCAGGATCCGAACAAGGCGACGTTCCTGAAGCCCACGGCGATCGCGGTGGCCGGCAAGGCCTACCACCCCAGCCGCGCCTGCATCTCGATGAACGAGCAGCCGATCTACATCGAGTGGACGAACTCGGCCTTCGGCTTCGTCGGACGCTCGGTGTACCAGCGGGCGCTGTACCCGCTGAAGAGCTACATCATGTCGATGATTTCGGACAACTCGGTCATCGAGAAGTCCGGCCTGCTGGTGATGAAGCTCAACTCCCCGGGCGCGATCGTCGACAAGTTGACTCGCGCCTTCTACGCGGCGAAGCGCTTCATGCTGAAGGGCTCCAAGACCGGCAATGTCCTATCCATCGGCAAGGATGAGGCGGTGGAGTCGGTGGACCTGAAGAACCTGAAGGAGCCCACCGAGTTCGCGCGGAACAATATCCTCAAGAACATCGCCACTGCCGCGGATATGCCGGCGGTGCTCATCAACCAGGAAACCCTGGCGGAGGGCTTCGGCGAAGGCACGGAGGACGCGAAGGAAATCGCCGGCTTTGTGGCCAGCATCCGCAAGGAGGCGGACCCCATCTATCGCTTCTTCGACACCCTGGTCATGCATCGGGCGTGGAACCCCGAGTTCTACGAGTCGATCCAGCGGAAGTACCCTGAGGAGTACGGCGACAAGCCCTACGAGACCGCGTTCTACGAATGGAAGAACGCCTTCAAGCCGGTCTGGCCGAACCTGCTGGTGGAGCCCGACAGCGAGAAGGTGAAGAAGGACGACACGAAGACCAAGGCCGCGATCGCCGCCTTCGAGGTGCTCTCCCCGCAGCTCGATCCAGCGAACAAGGCGCGCCTGGCGGGTTGGCTGGCCGATGTCTTCAACGGTTGCGAGACCTTCGAGAACACCCCGCTCGATCTCGACCTGGACGAGCTGGCCGCCTACGTGCCGCCCGCGATGCCCATGGAACCAAAGCCCGAGGTTGAGTCCTCGCACGAGTGATGCCGCGATGACGATGACCTTCCGCGATCTCCTGGCCGAGGCGGTCAGCGAGTTCGCCGAGTACGGGTTCGACCGGCCCGAGCGACTCAGCGAGTGGATGCGTCGCCTCCGCGCGGTGGCGCGCAAGGACATGCCTTCGCCGGATCTGCTGCAGCAGCGCATGGAGGTCGCCCTGGCGTCGTACTTCCGGCGGTCGGTCTCGCACGCGATGACGCGCCGCAAGCACCCCGGCGTCAGCAAGTTCACGATCAAGCGCATCGAGCCCGCGCTGCGCCCGGAGCTGACCCGGCGCATCCAGGCCAGCGCAGACCTGATCCGCCTCAACCGGGAGCAGGCGATCGAGAAGACCCTGCAGCGCTTCTCCGGCTGGGCCAGCTCGGTGCCCGCCGGCGGCTCCCGCGTCGTGGATCGGCGCGAGGTGAAGGCGGAGGTGAGCAAGGCCCTGGCGCAGTTCCCCTTCGAGGAGCGCCGGGTGCTGATCGATCAGGGCCACAAGCTCATGTCGTCGATCGATGCGGTGATCGCGCAGCAGACCGACGCGATCGCCGGCGTCTGGCATTCGCACTGGCGCCAGCCCGGCTACAACTACCGGAAGGACCACAAGGAGCGGGACCGGAAGGTCTACGCCATCCGCGGTAGCTGGGCGATGAAGGCTGGCCTGCTGAACAAGGGCGCGGGCTACCTGGACGAGATGACCCAGGCCGCGGAGGAGCCCTTCTGCCGCTGCTACGTGGTCTACGTGCACAACCTGCGCGACCTGCCGGAGGAGATGCTGACGGCCAAAGGGCGCGCGGAACTGGAACGTACGAGAATTCGGGCGTAGCCTTGCGCTGTGGTGAATGGGCAGGCTGATGCTCTGTAGGTCCAGACGGGCGTCGCATCGCGGCGCAGCATAATCCGATACCTACGATGGCGACGAATAGTTCGCACACATGCCGGAGATCAGTACCGGCCACCACAAACCCCGCTACGGCGGGGTTTTTTATTGGATGAATCGATGCCCGCAGTCAGCGAAAAGCAGCGCCGGGCCATGTACGCCGCGGCGGAGGGTCGGAGCACCCTGGGCATCCCCAAGAGCGTCGGCGAGGAGTTCGTGGGCGCCAGGAAGGACGCGGCGGCGCGCGGCGACTGCGCCGGTATCCTGTTCCGCGTCCGCACCGGCCCGCTGTACCTGCTGCTGAAGCGCGCGGACACTGGCGAGTGGTGCATCCCGGGCGGCCACCTGGAGGGCGACGAGAGGCCCGCGGAGGCCGCGGAACGGGAGTGCATGGAGGAGATCGGCACCTGCCCGGATGGCCTGCGCTGGGCGGTGCGCCGGAACTCGATACCCAGCGGCAAGGGCGTCTTCACCTGCTACATGCAGGACGTGCCGGAGCCGTTCGAGCCGGAGCTCAACGAGGAGCATACGAATTGGGGCTGGTTCGAGCCTGGAGCGCTGCCGCAGCCCATGCACCGCAAGGTGGCCGAGACCATCGAGCGCGTCTCCGGCACGGAACTGGACGTCGCCAAGCGCATCGCCGCCGGCGAACTGCTGTCGCCGCAGCGCTACGAGAACATGTGGCTGTTCGACCTGCGCATCACCGGCACGGGCACGAGCTACCGCAAGGCGCTGGACGAGTACGTCTACCGGCCGCCGGAGCAGTTCCTGACGAAGGAGTTCCTGGAGCGCTGCAACGGCCTGTCCGTGATCTTCATTCACCCCGAGGACACGCTGCTGAGCACGGAGGAATTCCGTCAGCGTTCGATCGGCTCGGTGCTGCTTCCCTACATCAAGGGCGACGAGGTATGGGGCGTCGCCAAAGTGTTCGACGACGATGCGGCGGTGGCGATGCGCACCACGCACGTTTCGACAAGCCCGGCGGTTCTGTTTCGTGACGCCGGTTCGACTGAGACCGTCAAGCTGGACGACGGCTCGACGGTTTTGATTGAAGGCAAACCCTCCTACCTGGACCACCTCGCCATTGTTGATGCCGGCGTGTGGGACAAGGGCGGGGAACCCACAGGTGTCAACTTGAACGGAGAAACTGCCGTGGAAGAGAACGAAGAGAAGGTGCCCGCCTGGGCTGACGCGCTGAACAGGAAGATGGACGCCATGTGCGCGCGCGTGGACGCCCTGGAGAACAAGGGCGAAGTGGCGGACCGCAAGGACAGCGAGTCCGAGAAGGAGCGCGAGGAAGCGGCCAAGAAGGGCGCCGAGGAGCACAAGGAGCGCGAGGAGCACAAGGAAGAGCGCAAGGACAGCGAGGCCGAAGCCAAGAAGGAGGGCGAGGCCGAGAAGAAGGAAGAGCACAAGGCCGCCGAGGCGATCAAGGAAGCGGAGAAGGACGGCGAGAAGGAGCGCAAGGCCGAGGAGCGGGCCGACGCCCAGGCGCGCGAAAACGCGGACCTGCGGCGCCAGATCGAAGAGATGAACCAGCGCCTGACCGGCCTCACCCGCCCGCTGAGCGCCGCCGAACGCGACGAGCTGAGTCGCGTGCAGGGTCGCGCTGACCGCCTCGCCCACATGTTCGGCGACTCCGTGAGCCCGCCGCTGCATGGCGAGAGCCCGATCGCGTACCGCAAGCGCCTGGCCGCCAAGTTCCAGAAGCACAGCGAGGTGATGAAGGATGAGAAGCTCGACGGCCTGAGCGAGCGCGCCTTCGCGGTGGTCGAGGACCGCATCTACGCCGATGCCCAGGCCGCGGCGCGCAGCCCCGCCAAGCAGCCCCAGGGACGCCTGCTGCCGCACACCGACCACTCGACCGGCCGCCCCATCACCACCTACACCGGTGACCCGAACGCCTGGATGCAGCACTTCAAGGCGCCCGGCTACATCGGCCGCATCAACCGCGACGCCAAGGGAGTCCACTAATGGCCGGCATCACTTTCAATCCCCAGCTGACCACGTCGCCCTATGGCACGTTCGACGTCAGCACCCAGGGCTACTACGCAGGCGATTTCGTCGATGACCCGTCGACGTACATGCAGCTGGCCAGCGGCCAGATCGCCGCGTCCGTGACGCAGCCGGTATGGGGCGGCATGGCGATCACCGAGTCCGTTTCCTCGGTCGGTGAGGGCAACCTGGGCACGACCCTGACCCTCGCTAGCGCCGCGGGCAACGTGACGGGCTTCACCGTGTTCACGAAGAACTCGGCGGCGATCGTCACTCCCGGCAACAATGTGCCGCAGCTGCAGGCCGGCATGACCGCGAACTTCTTCCGCTACGGCTCCGGCGCGCGCCTGAAGGTCGCGGTGCTGGCTTCCCAGGTCGCCGCGATCGAGGGCGCGGGCGTCAACCAGACGCTGTACTGGGATCCGGCGCTGCAACAGCTCACCGCCTCGGGCACTGCTGGCGCGTTCCAGCTCCCGGCCACCACGAAAATCATCTCGGTCAACGCCAACAGCAAATCGGTCAACTACAACTCGGGAACGGGTGCGCTGACCTGGGTCGCTGGCGCCGTGGCCGTCATTCAGATCTAAGGAGCCGACGACATGAGTGGTTACTTTCCCGCACAAGCCAAGGTGACGCCGAGCTACTCGGAGCCGAGCCTGGTCCTGACCTGGGCGCAGCCCACCGGCGCCTTCGAGCTGCTGCCGCGTGGCACGCCGAAAACCACCCTGGGCGAGGGCGACAAGTACGTCTACGTGCACGCGCTGGACATCCGCACGGACGTGCAGGGTGCGCAGGCAGCATTCAACCAGCTGCCCAGCGCGACGTTCGCGGCCACGCTGTACAGCACGCCGACGTATCTGCTTCGCACCCGCGCCATCTACGACCACCACGACACCGCCGCCGCGGCCTCGTGGAACGTGTCGCTGCCGAAGGCGCAGGAGCTGGGCGGCCGTCAGGGCATCTTCCAGGCGATGCGAACCGGACTTCTGTACGGCTTCAATGCCGCCAATGGCGAAGGCCTGCTGAACTCGGCCAACGCCACCCAGGTCTCGCTGCCGCCGGACAGCTACGGCAACGACTCCGTGTCGACGTACGACAACGGCGAGATGGCGCTCTTCATCCTGGGCCAGGTGGTCCAGATCAAGAAGAACATGTTCCAGTCCGGCAAGAGCATCACCAACAAGGTGGTGATGGTCTGCCCGCAGCGCGTCGGCCTCCAGTGGGAGCTGGCGGACATCGTGCAGGTGGTCCAGTACCAGCGCCCCGGCGCCGGCACGGCGACCACCGGCGAGGTGATCAAGAAGACGCTGGAGGAGGCCGGCAACACCTTCGAGATCTACTTCGACGACACGCTGATCGGCAAGGGCGCCGGCGGCACCGATGCGGTGATCCTCACGATCCCCGAGATCGAGAAGCCGCGCGGCCCGGGCATCAACACGAACGACTTCGCCGACCTGCAGCCGTCGAACGAGGACGTGAACGTGATGTACATGGACATGGCGGCGCCGCGGAAGATCTCGACGCCCATCCCGGACGGCGGCGTCACCGACGTATACGAACTGCGCACCACCTCCGGCTGGAACCTGCGTCCCGAGGGCCTGTTCATCCTCAACATGCCGTACTGATCGGCGCTCCAGCAGCAAGACTCACCGGCCCCGCGAGGGGCTTTTTTTATGCCTCGGGCCCTGGAAACAGGGCCTGATCCTTTAAGGGGATCACCCATGACGCTCTACATCGCCAACACCACCCGCCAGAACTGGAACCACCACTTCCGCGTGCCGGAGATGAGCCGGCCATATTTCGTGCAGATCCCGGCCGGCCGTCAGGTCAAGGTCAACGAGAACCTCGGCCGTGATTCCGAGGACGCGATCATCCGGCAGCTGCTGCGCTACGGCGGCCGCAATGCCAACGAGGTCAGCGGCCGCCTGGAGCAGTTCCCGGGCATCTTCTTCCGCACCGACCGCGCCATCAGCGAGAGCGAGATCGTCTCCGGCCATGAGGCGGTGCTGGACCACGCCGAGCGCCGCTCCGCCGACGAGGCGACCCGCTCCGCGCTCGCATTCGACGCCATCAACCGCGACAGCGACACCAACCAGCGCCTGGCGCGCGAGACGCAGGTCGAGATCATCCAGGAGGTGCCGAAGGACCAGAAGCGCACCGGCGAGGAGGTGAACTTCAGCGTCAGCGTCGCGGAGAACGGCAGCAGCAGCTTCAAGATGCCGGGCGCCTGAGATGTCCTTCGCTGACCCGACCATCCCGAACCTGGCGGACTTCATCACGTTCTGCCAGGCCCAGGGATTGCAGCCTGCCTTCCTTCCCGTGTCGTCGCCTTACTACCAGTGGGCGCTGACGCATGCCGTGAATACGGTCTACACCGTGCCCGAGATCCCGGGCATCGAGTACGTGATCGCGACCTACAACTACGGCATGCACTGGTTGGTCAGCAACGCGCCGGACATCTCCGGCCAGACCATCACGGCCATGACCTGGTCTGGCGGCGCGGTCATCGTCACGCCGGCGGTGCCGGTGGATGTGATGCTGGGCAGTACTTTCGGCGTGACCATCGGCGCGGTGTTGCCGCTGACCTACAACGGAGCCTTCCAGGCCCAGGCCATCAGCAGTAGCACCTTCGCCTACCCGATGGAGTCGAACCCCGGCGCCGTGGTTCAGCAGGGCGTCTTCGGCTTCACCTTCTTCGCCGACCTGCGCAAGCAGTTCAAGCTGCTGGCGCTGGTGGCTGGGCCGGTGCAGACCACGGCGGATCAGGGCACCAGCACCACGCTGGCGGTGGCCGACTTCTTCAAGAACGCGACGATGTCGGACATCGACCTGATGAAGACGCCGTGGGGCCAGCGCTACATGGCCTACGCGCAGAAGGCGGGGCCGACCGTGGTGGGAGTGAGCTGATGACGACCCTGCACCTCGGCGTGGTGGACGTCGGCTACACCGGCGAGCAGGGCTCCACCACCACCGGCGACGTGGCGCAGTTCCTCGAGGACCGCTACCACATCATGCGGACCTTCCTGGAGATCAACGAGGGCTTCATCGCGCGCGAGCTGGTCAACCAGGCCGCCGGCGCGATCGAAAGCATCGCGCAGGGCCGCCGCATCTCGCCGAACTGGAAGCCGGCCATGGGCAAGGTGGAGCAGCGCTTCCGGGAGTTCCTGGACGCTGGCGTGATGCAGCGCGCCTTCACCAGTCGCGGCCAGGCCGTGCCGGAAGCGCTCGACGTCAAGGCCGCTGCCGCGGGCGTGAACCACCGCAAGAAGAACCCGAACACCGACAAGCCGCGCACACCGTTCATCGACACGGGCCTGTATCAGGCCAGCTTCCGCGCCTGGGTGACCTGATGGGCCTGATCAACGAAGCCACCGAGGCGCCGTCTGCACTGGCTGCGGTGCTGGCGGAGGGCGTCAACACGCTCTCCGGAAACCAGAGCATCAGCTTCCGGCAGTACCGCCGCGTGGTGCTGTCCGAGGATGGTTCCGTGTTCTGGGTGGCCACCGGACGCACGGAGGACTTCGCCGGGTCGCTGCACTACATCACCGACCGCCGGCAGGAGGAGGACGAGACGCTGGCGGCGAATCGCTTCATCTTCACCGCGCTCGAGGAGGTGACGGCGCTGAACACCGTGAGCCCGTCCACGATGTGGATCGCCACCTGGCAGGCAGATGGCGCCCAGGTGCTGATCGCCTTCGCTGACCGCGGTTCGTTCTACCAGCAGGCCAACCTGTGGCACTACGGCGGATACGCCGTGTTCCCCGCGCTGGCCTCGCAGATCATCAACACGGAGGCGGACCTGCCGGTCGGGCCGATCGTCTCCAACAGCCTGCCGATATGGCTGGCGCAGAACAGCATGGCGCCGGTGTACCCGTCGTTCCTGGTGCCGGATAACATCAAGCCGCCCTATGTGGTCGCGCACGTGGAGCCCGCGGAGACGGAGGCGCTTGGCGCCTTCCCCATCCTCGTGCCGCCGGGCGTCCTGCGGCCAGGACCGGACCCGGCGCCGTTCTACGACTTCCCGTCGTCGCAGCTGATGCGGGACAAGGTGCGCCTCACGCTGTACGGCTTTACCAACGCCCAGGCGATCCGCTTCTACAACGAGCTGATCGACTACTCGCTCACCACCGACAACTTCGGGTTCTGCAACTCGCCGGCGATCCGCGACGAGAAGCGCACCCAGGCCGAGATCGCGGCCATCGCGATGAAGAAGACGATCGAGATTCATGCGTCGTACTACCAGGGCACCGCCGATGCCCTCGCACGGCGCCACATCCTCTCGGCGGGCATCACCATCACCACGTAGGAGCACATCCCATGCCTCAGTATCCCCTCGGTCCGCGTCCCGGCGGCAATGCGTCGTCCCTCAACATCACCGCGGCGAAAGTGGTGAAGTCCACGCCCGGCACGATCATGCGCGTGGTCGTGAATCAGGTGGCGACGGCCGGCGCGTTCGGTATCTATGACGCCACCACCACGGGCGGCGTCTCCACGTCGAACGCGATCTACCAGGCCCTCTCCAACTATCCGGCGGCGGGCACTGTCCTCACGCTCGAATTCCCCTGCCAGAACGGCATCGTCGTACAGCCCGGCACCGGCGGCGCCGTGTCGGTGTCCTACAGCTGATAGGAGCGCGCCCCATGGCGAACACGATCACTTCCACCATCGTGACGGTGAACACCACCGTCAATCAGGCGCCGCAGCCGTTGCAGCTTCAGCAGAGTGGCGCGGTCGTGTCCGCCGGCGGCACCACGCTGTCCCAGGGCACCTACCAGTACTGCGGATCCGTTGCCGACGCCCAGGCGGTGGCCCAGCCCAACCTGCCCCTGGACAGCCTGTCCTGGGCGTCCGGCACGGTCACCGCCACGACCTCCGGCCCGCTGGGCATGACCACCGGGGAGACCTTCAAGGTCATCATCACCGGCGCGGTGCCGGCGGGCTACAACGGCACCTTCAACGCCACCGCGACCGGTGCCAGCACCTTCACCTATGCCCTCGCGACGAATCCCGGCACCGAGACCGCGCCGGGGTACTACTCGCCGCCGGGCGCCGCCTTCGTGCAGGACGCCGTGGCGACGCACTTCGCCCAGGGCGCGAACGTCGGCATCTACATCGTGGAGATCGGCGCTCAGGCATCGGATGCCGCCGCCATCACCGCGCTGCAGAACTGGATCGCGCTGAACAGCGATCCGCAGCTCTTCTACGCTTACCTCGTGCCGGGGGCATGGGATGCCTCGAGCGCCGCTGAGCTGTCGAGCCTGGCCAACAACTTCAGCTCCGCCAACGGGCAGACCTATTTCTTCGTCACCACCACGCAGGCCAACCTGACCGATTACGCCGGCAACAAGGCGGTCTTCGCGGTCGTGCCGAGCCCGAGCGCGCCGGCGTCCGAGGAGCAGGCCGCCGCGTTCATGTACCAGTGGCTGGTCAACCGGCCCGGCGCGGCGAACCCGCTGGCGCCGATGGCGTACCGTTTCCTGTTCGGGGTCACGCCCTGGGCATGGCGGGGCACCACCGTGCAGCGCAATGCGGTGTTGAGCGCCTTCGGCAACATCGTGCTGCAGGGCGCTGAGGGCGGCCTGTCCAACTCGTGCATCTTCAAGGGCATGCTGATGGACGGCTCCCAGGCCGCGTTCTGGTACGGCGTGGACTGGATGCGCACGCAGGTGAAGCAGGCGCTGGCCGCGGCGATCATCAATGGCTCGAACCAGAACCCGCCGCTGCTCTACGACCAGAACGGTATCAACTCGCTGCAGGCCGTCGCCCAGCAGGTCGGCGACAGCGCGGTGGCGTTCGGCTGCGCCTCGGCGGTGACGGTGAGCGCGATCCCGTTTGCCCCCTACGTGGCCGCCAATCCGAACGACTACGCCGCCGGCATCTACAACGGCCTGTCGGCCACCATGACCGGCCAGAACGGCTTCCTGACCATCACGTTCAACCTCGACGCCACGCAGTTCGCGTCCTAAGGAGTAGCAGCGCATGGCTACCAATCCCCTCGTTCCGCAGGGGACGCTGAACCGCGTCCGCTGCTCGATCGTCGTGCCCAGCTTCACCAACCTCAACATCACCGCGCCGTACATGGGCAAGTCCTTTGCCCGCCTGGCGTTCGAGGGCAACTATGCGGAGCTGATCGGCACCGCCACCGGCGCCGTCACCTCGCCCGAACCCTACGTGTTCGCCACCCTCACAGTCGGCCTGCTGCGCACGCAGGCGCTGTCCGCGCAGTGGCTGGCGCAGGCGCAGCAGTACAGCGCCATCGGCCAGGTGTCGGTCCATCCGGACAGCGCGGCATTCCCGGCGATCACGCTGGACAACACCGTGATCAACCAGATCGACCCCGGCGCCTATGACGGTACGGATCCCGTGGTCCGCGTGGTGCTGCGCGGCGTCTTCTACGCCAACTCCGACCTGTGGAACCTGTGATGGCGACCATCACCGACGACCTGAAGCTGGTTCTGCCGGTCCGTGGCGACAAGGAGGCCACCGTCGTGCACGCCTACCACACGCCCATCAGCCGGGCGGTGTTCGAGGCGAACTACCGCATCCTCGCCGGCACGCGAGCGTCGATGCTCGCCAAGGGCACGGCGTACATGATGGATGCTGGCCCGCGCATCGCCGCCCTGGCGCTGGCGGATGAAGGGAAGCGCGACGCCGCCGATCAGGGAGAGAAGGGCGACGGCGGCGCCACTGCGCTGCTGGGGGAACTGCGGCGCCTGACGACGATCCTCGCGCCCGGCCAGGGCGGCTGGGAGATGCTGCCGGTGGATGCGGCCATCGCCCAGGGTGCCATCGACGCCGAGGAGTGGGACGAGGTGGCGTCCGCCCTCGTTTTTTTTACCTGCGTCTATGCGATGGCGCGGAAGAGCGAGAAAGCCCGCGTCGCTTCGGTGACGGCTTTGACGCTGGGGGGCGAGATCACGTCCTCCTCCGCTACGGCATTCGCCGATTCCTTGCCGACGTTGACCAAGGCCGAAGCTTCCGTGCTGAAGGCGGGGTCGTCGGTGCCGTCCTGAACGAGATCGCCGCCCAGAGCTTCGCCGAGACCTTCGGCGAGGACTGCCCGTACCGAGACGCTCGGGAGTTCCGCGAGCGCTACCTGATCGAACTGCTGAAGGCCCGACGCGATGGCGAATAAAACCATCATCCCGATCGCGATCGACGACACCCAGTTCAAGGCGTTCTACGAGCTGTTCCAGCAGTTCCAGGGCAAGGTCGGCGAGCTGCCGGCGGATTTCGAGCGCGTCACCGACTCCGCCGCGCATAGCCATGACGCGCTCGCCGGTGCGATGGGCGTCTTGGTGGAGTCCATGGTGCAGTCGAAGGACCATGCCCGCGACCTCGGCCTCTACCTGAAGCAGGCGGTGGAGGCGCAGAAGCAGTTCCGACTCACCACGCAGCACGGTGAGAACGGGCTGAAGGCGATGACGAAGCACGCCAAGGAGCTGAAGGACACGCTCTTCGGTGCCGGCAAGCTGATGCTCAAGATCGGCGCGCTGGGCTTCGGTGCCGTGGCCGGCGGCCTGTTCGGCCTGGACAAGCTGGCGCAGCACGCCGTGGCGAACCAGCGCACCGCGCGCGGCCTGGGCCTGACGACAGGTCAGCTCCGCGCCTTCCAAACCGACTTCGGCGCCCGCTACCTGGACGAGGGCGTGCTGCAGTCGGTGGCGACCGCGCGCAACGACCTCACGAACCGGGTTTGGATGCAGCGCGCGCTCGGCATCTCCGGCGAGCAATTGGACCGCGCCGACACTGGCGACCTGGCGGCGCAGCTCGCAATCAAGGTCCACGACTGGTGGGCCAGCACGCCGCAGGGCCAGCACAACGAGGCGTTCTACCAGGCCACGGGCTTTGCGCAGTCCGGCATTTCGCTGGACATGGCGCGGCAGCTCGGCAACACCGATCGCGCGGAGCTGGTGCGCGCGCGCGAGCAGTACAGGAAGGATGCCAGCACACTGGACATCAGCAATCGGGACACCGACTCGCTCTATAGCTTCTCCAGGCAGGTGGAGCTGGCGGGGCGTAACCTCGAGACCTACTTCACGCGCAAGCTCGCGGATCTCGGTCCATCGCTGGGAAGCTTCATCACCAACCTGGAGAAGGACGCGGAGTTGCTGCTGGACGGCATCCTGACGCCCAGCAACATGGAGGCGATCAAGAACGGCATCGACGACTTCGCCAAGTATCTGGGCTCCCAGGAGTTCCGCGACAGCGCGCAGAAGTTCCTCGAGGCGCTGGGCACGCTGGGCAAGGCGATCATGAAGGTCGCTAGGCTCATCGTGCCGGACGCTGACGACCACTCGGCCGACTACACCACCACCGACCTTTACTTGAACCCGGAGCGCTACCACGAGGAAGAGGTGGCGCCGGGCGTAAAGGTGCAGGTGCTCAACAAGCCCACGGCCAAGGCGGCGCCGGGCGCGCCTGCCAGCCCCGCGACCGCTGCCGGGGCCAAGGTGCCCATGGCGGAGGCGGCCGCTTACTTCGGTGGCCTGGAGGCAAAATACCGCCTTCCCGAGGGGCTGATCGCGGCCACTGCGGCGAATGAGTCCTCCTACAACCCGCGCGCGATCTCGCCGAAGGGCGCGCAGGGCCTGATGCAGCTCATGCCGGCCGTATCCAAGGCCCTGGGCGTCGCCGACCCCTTCGACTGGCGCCAGAACGCCGAGGGCGGCGCGAAGCTCTACCGCGAACTGCAGGACCGCTACCAGGGTGACATCCGCAAGGAGATCGCGGCCTGGAACTGGAGTCCGGCGGGCGTCGACAAGGCGGTCGAGAAGTACGGCGCGAACTGGGAGCAGGCGGCGCCGCAGGAGACGCGGAACCTGATCGCCAGCATCCTGAAGACCATGGCCGACAACAAGCGCAACGTGGCGAAGGTCGATCTGACCATCACCAACAAGTCGGGCACCGCGGTGGCGGTCTCCACGAACGCGGGGAGCATGTGACGTGACGGGCATCCTTGCCAAGGCGGCACGGACCGCCTACGACCTCGCCTTCCAGGTGTCGCCGATCATCCTCGTGGGCGGTTCCTACGGGCCGGGCGGGGCGATGCCCATCATCGGCCTGCTGGGCCAGCTCGCAGCCCTGGGGCAGGGCGTGCTGACTGGGCTGACGAAGGACAGCGCCTTTGCCACCTTCCTGCCGCTTCCGGGCAGCACGCTGATCAGCAACACGGTGGGCAAGTACCCGTTCGCGAATCAGCAGGTGGCCGGCAACGCAATCATCATGCAGCCGCTGAACCTTTCGATGCGGATGATCTGTCCGGTACGCGACGAGGGCGGCTATCTCACGAAGCTGGCGATCCTGACCTCGCTGCAGACCTCGCTCCAGGCGCACTGCGCCGCCGGCGGCACCTTCAACATCGCCACGCCGGCGTTCATCTACACGAACTGCATCCTGACCGGGATGACGGACGTGACCAACGGCATCACCGCGCAGAAGCAGGTGGAGTTCACGCTGGATTTCGAGCAGCCACTGATCACGCAGGCGGACGCCACCGCTGCGCTGAACAACCTCATGGGCAAGCTCGCCGGCGGCCAGCAGGTGACGTCGCCGGAGTGGTCCGGCCAGGTGGGCGAGCTTCCCACCAGCGGCGGCCTGGCCGGTGACGTGCAGACCTATGCCTACGGCTCCATGGCGAGCGGCAATCCTGGCTTCCAATGACCATCATCCCGTTCAACCCTAACTCGGCGGCGAGCCCACCGTTCCGGACCATCTTCACGCTGGACGGTGCGAGCGTCGTGGGCACCGTCACGTGGAACGTGTACGCGCAGCGCTGGTACTTGTCGCTGACCGATCAGTCCGGCAGCAACCTCTGGACTGGCGCGCTGGTGGGATCGCCTGAAGGTTTCGATATCCTGCTTGCGCCGGACATCTTCCAGACCTCGACGATCCTGTTCCGCGAGCCCTCGAGCAGCTTCGAGGTCACGCCATGAGGTACTACGACATCAGCATCACGCCGAAGGGCGGCACGTCGCCGTCGTTCGCTTGGGGATCGCATCCCGGCGGCCGCTTCGATCCCGGCGCGCTCAACGTGATGTTCGACATGCCGGTTCTCCCTTACGGCGTGCCCGCCGGCGGCCAAACAGTGATGATCGAGGGCGTATCCCTCGAGGCGATCAGCCAGGCCGAGGACTTCGTCGGTTCGCAGATCATGATCCGCGGAGGCATGCAGAAGGGCCTGCCTCTCGCGAACCCCGCGCAGGCAGGTGTTCTCGTTTCTGGTGAGATCTTCCAGTCCTTCGGGAACTGGGAGGGCACCGAGATGGTGCTGAACTTCGTGATTCTCCCATCGCGCTACACCATCAAGCAGCCGGGGAATCTCACGCTGACATGGCGAGCGGGTACGCCGCTCGCCGAGGCATTGCGGTCCATGCTGTCGATCGCCTATCCAGGCGTTCCAGTGAGCATCAACATCGGGAGCAATCTCGTCCTCGACTCCGACGAGAACCACTTCGCGGCAACGCTGGATGATTTCTCTCTCTACCTCGGCCAACTGACGGAAGGGCAGTTCAATGGTCAGCGCGTGACCATCACGATTCAGTCCGGGAAGATCGTGGTGTACGACACGACGTATAAGCCTGGACCGATCAAGATCAATTTCACCGACCTGATCGGACAGCCTACGTGGGTGGCGCCGCAGATCATGCAGGTGAAGACGGTGATGCGCGCGGACCTTCAGATCGGTTCGATCATCACTATGCCGAAGGGCATGCAGAACACACCCGGCCTCGTGACCACGTGGCCCGATTCTCTGCCATCGAGCATCAAGTATCAGAGCGCGTTCCAGAACAACTTCCAGATCGTCGAGCTGCGGCATATCGGTAATTTTCGTTCTCCTGATTCCGGTGATTGGTGCACCGTGTTCAACTGCGCAATGAGTACGTAATGGCCGACAACTTCTCGAAGCTCTGGATCCAGAGGGACCAGAACGAAGGCGCGATTAATCGTGCTGAGCAGGCGATACAAACGCTCGGCAAGGCACTGCCATGCCGCGTTGTGGCTGTAGATGGCGCGATTGTCACGGTGGCTTTCGAGGTGGAATCCGCACCGTGGACGCTTCCGCAGATCACCATCCCGAAGGCGGAAAGCGGCTGGATACGCATGCCGACGCAAGTCGGTGATTTCGGCGTGACGATGCCTGCGGACGTCTATCTGGGCGGCGTCTCCGGACTGGGCGGAGGCACGGCGAACATGGCGCGCCGCGGCAACCTCTCCTCGCTGGTGTTCGTGCCGATCAGCAACAAGGGAGCGCCGCCGGACAATCCCAACGCCGCGCAGGTGATGGGGCCGGAGGGCGTGATCTTGCGCACTGCAGACAATTCCTGCTCGCTGGTGCTGAACGGCGACGGGCTGACGATCACCTTCGGCGGCATCAAGTTCGTGATCGACAGCTCAGGGCACCACTTCACCGGCGCGGTGACGGGCGACAGCACCGCCGAATTCGATGGCGAGGGCACCTTCAACGGTGGCCACACGGTTTCCGCGCATCACCATCCGGTCGTAGGGGTCCAGCCCGGCAGCGCCACGATCAACTCGCAACCTCCGACAGGATGACGCATGCGAACCTACGGCCGCATCTTCAATCCGGACGGCTCTTACCAGTGGGTGGTCGTCAGCACCGACGCCAACGGCAAGAACGACAACGTCTACCTCACCACGCTGGCGCAGGTGCTTCAGCTCAACCTCGGCGAATCGCCGTTCTTCGCCAACTACGGCATCCCGCAGACCCAGACGATTGTCAGCCAGGTCTTCCCGGACTACTACGCGATGCTGGCGCAGATGCAGTTCGCTCCCTACTTCGCCTCCCTGACCATCACCCGGAGGCAGCAGACCCGTGATCCGGTGTACGACGTCACCGCGATCACCCACAGCGGCGCCATCCTGGAAAAGACCATCGCGCTATGACCGATTCCCTCTCGATGCCGGTGATCATGGGGCCCAACGGCGCCGTGACTACTCCGCCCGCCACGCTGCGCCAGACCTTGGTCGACAAGGTCGCCTCCACGAACCCGGACTACACGGCGAACCTGCCCGGCTCCCTGATCGAGGACGTTGCATCGACGGACATCGGCGCGGTGTCCATGATGGACCAGGCGCGCGTGGATGCGATCAACAGCGTGACGCCCTACGGTGCCAACTCCTTCGTGCTGGCGCAGCTCGGCGCCCAGTTCGGCATCCCTCAGGGCACGCCGGCGAACGGCAGCGTCTTCGTCCAGTTCTCCGGGCCGTCTGGCTACGTGATCTCGCCTGGCTTCCTGGTGAGCGACGGCACGAACCAGTACGCGGTCCAGGACGGCGGCGTCATCGAGGCCTCCGGCAAGACCACGCTGCTCTTCGCGGTCGCGACCAATCCCGGCACCTTCGCTATCCCGGCGAATTCCGTGACCCAGCTCATCACCTCCGTGCCGAGCGCCTTCCCAGTCACGGTGACCAACCCCGAGGCGGGCACCCCGGCGACGGCTAAGGAGAGCGTGCCGAGCTACCGATCGCGCGTGATCCTGGCCGGGCAGGTGGGGTCGATCGGGACACCGGCGTTCGTGAAGACCCTGCTGTACAAGATCACCGGCGTGCAGCAGTCCCGCGTCGCCATTCCGGCGGTGGCGGGTGGCTGGCAGATCATCTGCGGCGGCGGTGACGCCTATGCGGTGGCGAATGCCATCCTCCAGGCCATGCCGGACATCTCCGTGCTGCAGGGCTCGCAGCTCGCGATCACCGGCATGACCGCGGCGAACCCGGTGGTGATCACCACGAACCTCAACCACGGCTACCAGCCGGGCCAGACGGTCACGGTCACGGGCGCCTCGCCCTCGGGATTCAACACCACCTACACCGTGGCCGCGGTGACGGCCACCACCATCACCACCACCACGAACGGCAGCGGCTTCGGCGCCTACACCGGCGGCGCGAAGCTGACGCCGAACCCGCGCGACGTGACGGTGTCGATCTTCCAGAACCCGGACACCTACACGATCAAGTTCGTTAACCCGCCGCAGCAGGTGGTGACGCTCTCCGTCACCTGGAACACCAACCTGCCGGCCTTCACCGCCGGCGCCTCCGTCAACCAGCTCGCGGCGCCCGCGCTGCAGTCCTACATCAACTCGATATTCGTCGGCCAGCCGATCAACCTGCTGGAGATGAACGCGGTGTTTCAGGACGCCGTCTCCTCGGTGCTGCCGTCGAACAACATCACGAAGCTGCAATACGTGGTCACGATCAACGGGGTCGCCACGGCGCCGCCGGCGGGTAGCAGCGCGATCGCCTCCGACCCGGAGAGCTACTTCTTCTGCTCGGCTACCGGCGTGACGGTTGCGCAGGGATGATCGATATGGAGTCCTTCAGCACGGTCCCGCTGAACCAGGTCATCCGCAGCTACCTCTATCAGGAGTATGCGCAGGACGAAGACCTGCAGGCGTTCGTGGATGCCTACAACGCGATGGCGCAGGGCTACCTGGACTGGTTCCTTGCGAACCCGCTGGGCCTCTACATCGCACCGCAGATCACCGGCGCGCTGCTGGACTGGGTCGCACTGGGCGTCTACGGCTTCCAGCGGCCCACGCTGGCGTCGCAGGTGACGGACATCCGCGCCGGTTATGACTCGGTGGCCTACGACACGGTGCCTTACAACTACCTGTCTTACTCCTCGGCCGGCACTGCGGAACAAACCAGCGACGACATCTTCAAGCGCGTGCTGACCTGGAACCTCTACCGCGGCGACGGCCAGCGCTTCAGCCTACAGTGGCTCAAGAACCGCATCGCGCGCTTCCTGCACGGTCCGAATGGCACCGACGTGCCGGTGCTGAACTACCAGCCTTCGATCACGGTGAGCGGGGGCGTCTACACCGTCACGGACTTCGACAGCGTCTATTTCACGACGCTGCACCTCTGCATGAACGTCTACGCCCTGGCGTTCCCGTTCCAGTACCAACTCGCATTCGTCGCGCTGAAGTTCACCAACAGCAGCGGCACGCTTCACCTGGCGCAGCCGCTGTACTACCCCACCAGCGCCGCGGGACTGCCGCCGGGCGCGGTATGGGACAACGGCGGAACGATCAACGTGGTGCCGGGCATGACGCCCGACCCGCTGGCGCCGCCGCTGATGTTCGCCACCATTGACCCGATCCAGCTCCTGAGCCTGGGCGGGGGGAATCTGCCGCTGACCAATCCGGGCGTGACTGGGCAGCTCTGGAACAACGCCGGCGTCGTCTCGATCGCGTAAGGAACCCCATGGCCACCTTCATCTTCGCCAACAACATCGACACCACGCTGGCCGGCGGCATCTCGTCCGCATCGACGTCGCTGACGCTGAGCAGCACGCAGAATCTGCCATCGTCGATTCCAGCCGGCACTTATCTGGTGCTGACGCTCAACGACCAGGCCACGCGCACGATCTACGAGATCGTCTATGTGACGGCGATCAGCGGTGCCACGCTGACCGTGCTGCGCGGGCAGGAGGGCACCGCGGCGAAAGCATGGCTGACGGGCGACTACGCCTTCAGCGGCCCGACCGCCGGCCAGATGGCGAGCTTCATGCAGGGCACATCGACCGGCGTCACGCCTGGCACCTACGGCAACTCCACCACCGTGCCGCAGATCACCGTCAACGCGCAGGGCTTGGTGTCGAGCGTCACGAACGTGCCGATCGCCTTTCCCATCACGTCGTTCAATGGCCGCGCGGGCGCGATCGTGCTGAACAGCGGCGACGTCACCACGGCGCTCGGCTTCAACCCGGTCAACAAGGCCGGCGACACGATGACCGGCACGCTGGCCGGAACATCGGCGACCTTCACGGGGACAGTGACGGCTCAATCCGCTGGTGCTGGTGGCGCCGCCATCTATGTCGGCAATGATGCCGCCCTGTGGGACATCAATGCAGCCAATACGCTTGGCATCTATGGCCAAAGCAATAGCGCGGTTGGTGGCATCAAGCTCGGTTCCAGTGGGCCGCTTATGAGCGGATCCAGTACCGAATTGCTGATCGACAAAACGATCCATTCCAATGGTCAGATCAACTCCGACAACACCATGTCCTGCGTCCAGGGTTTGGTGACCATGGAAACGGCGTCAGGAAATCAGCAAGGTCTACTCATCTCTTCGAGTGGCAGCAATGCCTTCAATTCGGTCTATCTAGGATTCCAGAATGTCAGCAAGTTCGCCGCCTATTTCGGCATCGGTGCGGATAACAACTTCCGCGTAGGCGGTTGGTCTATGGGCGCGACGTCTTATCGCGTGGTTACGGAAGGTCTCGCTGCGGTGACCTTCGCTGGATCGATCACTTGTACGACCATGAATGCCACCAGCTCGGACATTCGCCTGAAAGAGAACGTGGTCGGCTTTGAGCCTCGGCCTCTCCATCGACTGCTGAGTAACGCCTCCGAGCGCTATGTGAAGGCGGCAGGCCCGCTGATCGCCTTCGACTGGAAGGATCATGACCTCGGATCTGGCAAATCTCCGATCGCCCAGGCGGTCCGCGACATCGAACCATTGTACGTGACCACCTTCCGAAAGCAGACGACGCCGGAGGGCGTAGTTGACGACACCGATTACCTGGCGGTCGACAAGGCCGCAGTGGCGCTGGAACAGGCGATGTGGGCAGGTGGTGCGATTGATCGACTTCTGTCGAGGGTCGGCGAGCTCGAAGATACCGTGTACGGGAGGGATGGCTGATGACCTCCGGTATCACTTCCGCCGGCGTTGACCTGGACAACATCTTCAGCCCGAAGGGAACCGCGACGGCGCCAGCCACCGGCATCACCATCGGCACACCTGGCGTCGATCTCAATCAGCGCTACTTGGCGCTCTCGCAGGGCGTGGCGGTGCCTGCCACCGGTATCAAGGTCAACAACGCGGACTTGAACACCTACTTCGGCCGGGTCGGCGCGCTAGTCATCCCCTTCGGCAGTTACGCGGCAAGTTCAGCCGACACGCACGATGCCGGCGCCGGCTTGACGCTGACGATGAACACGGACGGCACCTGGTCGATCAGCATGTACGCCCTCCATGGCGGATCGACATCCGGCACGCCGCTGAGCGGCACGTGGGTGAGCAACCCCGGGGCCGGGATCGGCAATAGCTACGAGATGCTGCTCGATTCGAGCCACATGGGCATCAGCAACGGGTATACCCCGCCGGACCAGGTATCGCCGTTCTTCACCGCCTCCACCGGCTGGGTCAGCCTGAGCACCGCGCGGACGGTCCAGGCCGACACCAGCCACCTGATCGCGGGCGGCGCCGGCAGCGGCCTCGTGACCGTTTCCGGCTACTTCCTGATCTACATCCGCCCCAACGGATCCGGCAGCGGCGTCCAGTCCACGCTGCAGGTCAACGTCGAGGCCGACGCCCTCTAAGGACGGCCGTTTCAGCTTCTTCCGATGGCGCGCCGTGAGGCGGCCCCGCCATACTGAACCCGCCCCGCGAGTCCTGGCGGCGTGCCTGACCGGCGCGCGACAGCCAATGACCGGGGCGCAACCCCTCCCGCGTCGCATAGGCTGAGACGCCGGCGGCGTAGCCTGGGCCGGTGATCATCTACGAAGCCAAGCCCTACCGGGACGGCCCCGACGTCTACGAGTTCCGCGACACGCGGGGGGAGACGCCGATCTGTCGCCTGGCCCGCACCGGCGATCACTGGGAGCTGCTGTTCTACCGCGGCCCCTCCAATCCTGGCCCCTACCGCTACTCCTCCTTCGAGCACGCCAAGCGCCACCTCGACCGCTATCTGGACGCCCGCGGCGACAAGCTCGTCGGCCCGCTGAACGCCTGGTCGCAGGCCCGCCCCCTGTACAGCGAAGGCCCGCCCAGCCCGCGCGCCGGCCAGCCGCCGGCCGAGCCGGCTATCCCTGTCCCCCGGCGACGCCCGCGCCGGCGCAGTTGGTAGCCGGCCGCCGGCACCTCTGGCCGGTGTGAGTAAGGCTGTGAGTAAGGTCGGCCAGGACGGGGCGGCAAATGGCTCAACCGCGCCATCTGCGACCAGTTTTGCGAGTCCAACATCGGGCGCCATATGAAAGTCTGACGGGGTCTTCCAGCCTCGCCAGAACCCCGAAAACCCCGCCACTGTGCGGGGTTTTTCGTTTCTCGGGGTCTGCCGTCATCGCCCGGCATCGTCTCAACCTGTGAGTACGATTGTGAGTAAAGTCCGCCCGACCGGGCCGGAGCCCCTTCGCGTTACTCACACCATGCTGACGGACACCAAGCTGCGCGGGCTAAAGCCGCGCCCGACCGTCTACCGCGTCGCCGACATGGCCGGCCTCTGCATCGAGGTCCGCCCCACGGGCGCCAGGCTCTGGCGCTTCCGCTACCGCTTCGGCGGCAAGCCCTCCATGCTCGGGCTCGGCGAATACCCCTCCATGTCCCTGCAGGACGCGCGCCGGGAGCGCGACAGGCAGCGCGTGCTGCTGGAGCAGGGCGTAGACCCGGCCCAGGCCCGCCGCGCCGCCCTGGAGGCGCAGGAGCGCGCCGCGGAGGTGCCCGACGACAGCTTCAAGGCCCTGGCCGAGGAATGGCTGGGAAAGCAGGGGAAGTGGAGCGAGGCGACCCGCGCGAAGGCCCGGCAGCAGCTCGAGGCCTGGGTGTATCCCTGGATCGGCACCCGGCCGGCGCGCGAGGTCACCCCGGCGGAGATGCTGACCGTGCTACGGCGCCCGGAGGGCGTGGGCAAGATCGAGACCGCGCAGCGCGTGAAGCAGCGTTGCGGCAAGGTCTTCCGCTACGGCATCGCCACCGGCCGCTGCGATCGTGACCCCACCGCAGACCTGCGAGGCGTGCTCCAGACAGTCAAGGTCAAGCACCACGCCAGCATCACCGACCGCGCGCGCGTCGGCGCGCTGGTACGCGCCATCGACAGCTACCACGGCACATTCGTGGTGGTCTGCGCGCTGCGCCTGTCCGCGCTGACCTTCACGCGCCCTGGCGAGCTGCGCCGGTGGGAGTGGTCGGAGATCATCGAGGACGGCCGGCTGTGGAAGCTCCCGGCGGAGAAGATGAAAATGGGCGTGCCGCACCTGGTGCCGCTGTCGCGCCAGGCCCGCGAAGTGCTCGATGAGCTTCGGCCGCTCACCGGCGGCGGCCGGTATGTCTTCCCGAGCGCGCGCGGCGGCGGCCGGCCGATGTCGGAGAACGCGGTGCGCGTCGCGCTGCGCTCGCTGGGCTTCACGAACGCGGAGATGACTGCGCATGGGTTCCGCTCCATGGCCTCGACGCTGCTGAACGAGGCCGGCTGGAATGCGGATTGGGTCGAGCGGCAGCTCGCCCACATCGAGAGGAACAAGTCGCGCGGGTCGTACAACTACGCCCAGTACCTGGCGGGCCGGCGCAAGATGATGCAAGCCTGGGCGGACCTGTTGGACCGCCTCAAGAAGGGCGCGCAGGTCGTGCCCCTGCGCGCCGCGGGGTGATCACGCCGCACTCGGCTCTCGGTCGCGCACGCGCTTCAGGCCTTCGATGTAGGCATCGATCTCCGATTCGAGCCAGCGGGATGAGCGCCCCAGCTTCACCGGCTTGGGGAAGTTGCCGGCCTTGATCTCGGCGTAGATGGTCGAGGGGTGCATGCCCACGCGCCCGCGCACGCCCTCTCGGGCGGGGCGGTCCTTCGGGGCTTCCATGGGAAGTAGGGCGTCACTCATGCTGCTTTACTCCTATCGATCGCCCGCATCACGCGGGCGTTGTTGCGTAGCCGGCGCAGTTCGCGGGCGATGTCGCGCCGCGGCGTGCCGGCGGGGAATTTCCAGGCCAGCATGCGCAGCCGGCCGTTGTGGGCGCGCCAGAAGAGGCGGTACGTGCTGACGCCGCCGGCATCTGGCGCCACGCGGCCCCAAGTGAAGCCGGCGACCTTGCGGGGCGGGCGGTGGGTGTTCATGCCTAGCCCCTCCTTGCCGCCGCCCCGCGCCGGCGCGACCATGGGCGCACTGAACAGGATGGGGGATTCACGCATGCCGCAGTTCCAGGGTAAGTACGCAGGGTTTGAGTTCACCTGCCGATACGGGTTCGACGGAAAGCAGGTGCAATGGGAGGCCGACGTCACGCGCGACGGTGTGCCCATGCAATCGTTTCAAGGCAACCTCACTACGAACCATCCGCATGAGCATGCGTTGGTTGCCGAGGCCCTGGGCCAGGTAGTGGCTATCGATATCGATAGCCACAAGCACAACTGGGGTACGTATAGCTGACATCAGGCCGCCTCCCTGGCATCCGCTAGGCTCAGCCCGCGCGCTTCGGCGTAGGCTGCGATGAACTCCGCGGCGACTTGCGGGACGATGGCGTTGCCGTAGGCGCGCAGTCGTCCCACGCGGTTGGGTAGCCCATGAGCCAGCAGACGAATGCCGGGTTCAACGCGCCGGGCTTTTCCGTCGTGACCGGTGATCCATTCGGCGCCGCCCCAATGGACGCCACCACCTGATCCGCCAACCCTACCTGCGGATCGGTTGGCTTCCGACCCTCCAGCTTCACCACCGACGACTTCGCGTCGATTACATGCGCGTTCGGTGTTCGCCACAGAGCTACCATCATCGGCAGCGTTTTCCCCTTGGGATTTGCTGCCCACCTCTCGTAGAACCCCGCGCTCGCGCTCTCGCTGCGCCAGTCCCTCGCCGCCGGTGTCGGCCAGAGTGCCGATGTCATGCTGTGCAGTGAATGGCCGCGTTTGCCGCGAGCTATGCTCCCCTTCCCGCCCGCCTGCTCCGAGTCCTGAGCTGTCGGTGTCGGCCACAAACCAGAGCCGGTCACGCCGATGGGGCGCGCCGACGGCACAAGCTGGCAGTACTGCCGCCCCGATGGCGTAGCCCTGTCCTTCCAGGTCAGCGCACACTCCATCGAGCCATCGGTGCCCAACCGCTGCCGCAACCTGCTCTCCAAAGACGATTGGAGGGCGGCACTGGCTGATGAGGTGGAACCATGCGGGCCAGAGATGCCGCTTATCGTCAGCCCCAGCTCCCTTACCTGCGACGCTGAAAGGCTGACAAGGGCAGGAACCGGTCCATAGCTGCCGATCGGACCAGCCTGCAAGCTTGAGGGCCAAGGCCCAACCGCCGATACCTGCAAAGAAATGGCACTGCTGGTATCCGGCGAGCTCGTCGGGTCGGACATCCTCGATGCTCCTGGTGTCGATGAAGCCGGCGGGGATGTGGCCGGCGTCCATGAGGTTCTGCAACCACGCGGCACAGTACGGGTCAATCTCGTTGTAGTAGTGCAGGGGGCTCATTCCCCACCCCGCTCAGCCGCAAGGGCTTGGTCGATGGCTTGGTCTAGCTGCTCGGGACGGCCAGACCTTCGAGGAAATTGGAATGTTGCTCCGGTGTGTTCGCGCAGCCACCGATATCTAGCCGCATCCCGCTTGGTCTCCGTCAACCCGTGTATGAGGTATCCCAGGATGGAAACCTCCTGCGGCCATGGGTTGGGCCACACGGGCTGCGCGCAGGAGACGGCCAGCGAGAGTGCCTTGTAGGCGGCCAGCAGATCTGCATTCTCATCAGCGCCGGGAGAGTGGGTGTAGAGCGGAAATAGTCCGTTAGCATCCTGCGCCTTCATTGGGCGCGCGGAGCCGATATGCACCCGCATGCTATGGACAAGGTGGCCGTACTTCCCTATGGCCTGAGCAAGAGTGACGTTGGGCTCAACCTCAAGCCACGCCACAGCCTCCCCATCGCCGCCTATCCAGGCGACGGCGGCTTGCCATGCCTTGATAGCCACCTCGCGCACATCCGCGCCGACCGCTTCCGGTGAGTCGGCCCAGGCAACGGCCGCCTCCCACACCTTTTGCTCGCTGATCATGCGGAATACCCCTTGAGGTCTTCGTAGCAGCGGATCATTGCGACCACGTCGCCGGCGACCATGGCGGCATTCGCGGCCTTGATCGAGTTGCGCATCATGGTGGCTGCAAAAATTCCAGTCGGGATCGCGTCGTACAGCGGTAGCAGCTCCTGCACGCGCTCGATCTCGCGGGGCAGCGCGTCGGCAAGTGAGTCGGTCATGGCGTGGATTCCTTGCCGTTGAGTTGGTCGGCGAATGCCTGCGCACTGGCGCGGTCCTTGAAACGGCGCGGCCATCTCTTTCCAGGCGTGACGTAATACTCCATGTCCCACGCGCTTCTAGCGCCTTCTGGTCTGCGCACTACAAAAAAGGACTTACCTCCGTTAGGGTCCTGGACAATCCACTGATTTCGCATCACGCACCTCCCTTCCCGGCGAGCGTAGGGGCGGCGGAGAGTGCTTCTAGCTTTTCTGCGATGACCTCGGCTGCGCCACATGCGTCATCCAAGTAGCTGCACCAGTTATCGGGGAATTTCTTGTGGCATTCGTCTAGGCGGCGAATGACCGATCCACGAATCATCCGCGCCGCCTTCGCGATTTCCCCATCCGGCACGACCGCGCGCTCGGCGGGGTGCGTGTAGAGCCTGTCTCCCCTGAAGACTTCTTTAAACCACTTTACAGTAACGCCATCGTCATCGATGTATTCAATCTCTGCCACAGCCTCACCCTGCGCCACCTCTCCGGAATTTCCGGATGACTGAGCGCCGCGTGACAGACGGGCGGCGAAGGATTCGATCAGCTCGGCTGCCCGCTCCATGTTGTCGGCTATCTCGGACTCACCGTTGTTCTCCATGCGCAGGTAAGCGGCATCATCACCGAGCGAAACCGTCACTTCCTCCACATCGTCGGGAAGCTGCACCTTCGCCTGCGCGGAGAGGTGTTTTTCTATACTGCTAAGTCCCCATATTGCGCGCTCATATGCTTCAGCAACGTCTGTTCTGCCAGATTCAATGGCCGACAGTCGGAGCCTTGATAGGTTGTCTCGTTCCTTCTCAAAACTCATGTTCATTCGAACCTCGCGAATTCACCGAAATGCTTGATGGCTGCGGCTTTGTACGCTTCATGTGCAGCTTCAGCCGTATCAAATGTTCCTAGGTAAAAACGTTTTCTGTTATGTCCGATTACGGCACGGAAACGACCAGAAACCTTGTCCTTGCTTACGCCTTTAAAGCCAGTGGAACTATTCCTACGCAAGCGCTGATTCCACATGTTCTGTTGCTGTGTACACAAGCGAAGGTTTGACAGTCTGTTGTCAGTTGTGTCGCCATTGATATGATCGACGCCGTGCGGAGGCCATACGCCCGTAGCCAAGAAGTATCCGAGCTTGTGCGAATGGTGATCTTTGCCACGAATGCGTATCTTGAAATAACCGTTTCTCTTGTCCAGATAGCCGGCTTGATAACCTGCCTTCGTTCCTTGTGAAACCCTTTTCAGCCAAGTGAAAAGGCCCGTATCAGGGTCATACTTGAGTACAGACGAAAGCCATTCATGCGTCATCGCCATGTCCGGTCTCCAAGTAGCGTTCCAGCAAAATTCCGACGATTACGCCGATGCCAATTCCTATAACGAAGCTCACGACTTCGCCTCCTTGGTTTCGTTCTGCTTGGCGGAATGCCTGTAGAGATTGAGCGCGAGGTCGCTGATCTCGCGAGCCTTGGCGTAACTGCGTGAGGAAGGAAACGGCGCTCCGGAGATGATGCACGCTGTCTTCTCCACGAACGACGCGACCGTAGTGTCATCCACCTCCGCTTGCAGGCGCTGGCGTTCTTGAACCATGTACTCAAGTAGCGACGCGATAGCTTTGCATTTGACGCCTGTACGCGAAGGACTCATGCCAATCTCTTGCGCAATGGCAAGCACCTGCTCATCCGTGTAACTCGGGGTGGTGGTCATGGTGTGAACTCCACGGATGCGGGGACAACGCGATAGCCGTGACGGTAAGCGACGTTCCAGCATTCTGAGTTGTTCGAACACCGCGCATAGTCTTTGGCTGAAATACAGCCTATCGCTGCATAAGCGATGATTTCTTTGCGAGTGCGGCGAGCGCCACACCATTCGGCAATCTTTCCATTGGGTAGTAAGAGAACCCACATCGTGGACTTGGTGGTCATGGGTTTGCTCCTACGACTCGGCCGCCCTTCGGATCGGCAATGAAATGAATATCCCCATTGATCTCGAACTTGCCGGGCGCGATGCTCATGTACGAGTAGACGCCGAGGCCATCGGTCAACTCAGCCTTGGCGATCTCGTGGTTGCACAGCCAAGTGGCGAGAGGCTTCTCGCCCTTGTTCATCGCATCGGCAGACGAGTAGGCAGCGGCCGAATAGAGGCCAGCCGGGTGCTTGTACTGTGCCGCGCAAATCTCCAACGCCTTGGCGGCCGACTCTGCTTTCACATAGCGGGAACCATGGTCGCTGACGAAAGGTGCGGCGAAGCTTTGCGTCTCGATGTAGAACTCACGCATGGTTGTCTCCCGAATTGGCTCCGGTGGCTTTGGCGATCAGCGCTTTGACCCTATCGTGGCCGTCCTTGATGTAGAGGTCCGGACGGAAGGCTAGCCACGCATCGAATTCGCGGAGCATCTCCAGCATCTCAGGAGCCGCTGCACACAGTTGCGCGTGCGCCTGGCACTGCTCCGACGTGAATGTTGTTCCGGAATGACAATCGGCGATCAGAAAACCGCCGTGCCCGTTGTAGTGGGTGCGGACCAAGCTCCCTACCGCCTCCCACGGGCCATTTACCTCGAACATCTCGCTCTCCTTTGTGTGGCGGCAGTGGCGGGCGCTGCTTTCTTCCCCGCATTGGGTGGTTTCGGGGCGGATGGTCTCCGCACATCGCGGCACGTTCCCGCGCCACCCATCACCAAGCGCATCAGCCTGCGCATTCACTGCCATAAACCTTGCGTGGTAACCCACTCGGAAGGCGCCCTCAGCGAAGGCGCCGGCCGTGGGGGTCAGGCGGCGGTGACTTCTTCCCGTCCATCAGGGGTCACCCATTCGCCGGTCTGGGAGTCCACGACGAAATAGTCCTCGCTGGAGGTGAACTCCATCGCTTTTGCCTCGTCGTTCGTGCCGACGACTTGGCCGTTGAAAAGGTCGGTGATGTAGAAGCGGAACGTGCTCATGCGTGGTTGTTCCTTGGCAATTGGTCAGGCGGCGGCCAGTTCCTGCTGCTGCGGATCGGCTTCGGCGCTGGGTGGCGTGAGGGTCAGCTCGACGGTGTCCTGGATGAGCTGGCAGAGCTTTCCGCTCAAGCGGCCGTCCGGGTGGAAGGCGGCGCTGAAGGTGACGCGCACGCTGCCGCCGTCCAGCGCCTCGAACTCGAAGCCCTTGATCTCGACATCGGCGATCTTTAGCGTTTCGTCCACGGCCAGGCCGGACTCGATCTCGATGTGGTAGCCCGGGAATTTCTCGTCCCACACCAGCGGCGCGAGCTGCGGCACCTTGCGCGCGGTCAGGCCGTCGCTCGCCTCCAGCGGCAGCTCGCTCTGCTCGCCGGGCGCGGGCTTGCGATACAGCAGCGGCCGCAGGCCCTTGTCGAAGTTGTCCAGCACCGAGCTGTGCACGGTGGTCTCCAGCTTCAGGTCGCCGGCCAGCACGTTGTTGTCGCCGTGCTTCTCCGCGCGGGGGTTGAACTTGATCACCTTCGTCTGCTGCTTCGTGAGCTTGAACATCGCGGTCTTCTCCTGGTGGTTACTCGTTGGGGTCGGGGATGTAGATGCCGTACTCCGCCATGCGCTGCTGGATCTGCGCGACGTACTCGGCGAATTCGACGGTGGACATGGCGGAGCTGCGCTTGATGGCGCGGAGGCGCTTGCGGCCGAAACCCTCTACGGTCTCCCAGCCGTAGATTTCGCCCAGCAGGTACTCGTGCAGGTCTTCGGCGGACCAGCCCTGCAGGTGGCCGGAGTTGAGAATGGCCGGGTACACCACGCCCCACAGGTAGCGGTTCTGCTCCTGGCTGCGGTGCTTCTTCGCCTGCGCCACCGTCACCATCAGCCGCTTGCCCGGCAGCGCCTTGAGCAGGAAGGCGTGCAGGTTGCCGGCGATGCGTTCCCGGTCGGCCGGCTCCGGTGGCAGGATGAAGGTCTGGTTCGCCATCAGAACGGCAGATCGTCTTCGGTGCGAGTGAGCGGCGTAGTGATCACCGAGACCTTCCGCGACACGCTCACCGCCTCCAGGACGAAGAAGGCATGTTTAGGCGCGCACTCTGCGAGTCGTTCGGCCTCCTTCTGCGCACTCTCGTACGTGCCGTGGCGATAAGTCGGCGCGCCGCTTTCGGGTTGCCAGACCACCCAGAACTTCTCCGTGCTCATGCGGCGCGCTCCTTCAGGAAGGAGATATAGGCGCTGACCTCCCTCCACAGGGAATCGCATGCCTCGGCCAGCATGGCGATGTACTCGTCATCGCGATTCACGCGCTGCCGGTAAAGGCGCAGGTTCTCGGGCATGCGCGGGTCGTAGCTGACAAAGTCGGACCACGCACGACCCGTAACGAACATCTCGCCCTGGACCTGGGGAATGTGTTCCTCCGGCATGCCCGATCGCAGGGTCTCGATATGGACGGCCGGGTTCTGCGGGCACTTGATCTGCATCATCCCGTCAGCGCCGACCAGACCGTCAGGCGAGCAGCCGATGTAGTCGAGCAGCGGATGGGTCATGAAGCCCGTGCAGGCGACGATCAGGCCAGTTTCGGCCTCGTAAGCGGCCCGTGCTGCTGCCTCGACGTCATGGCCCCAGTCCAGCGGCTTCGCCTTGACCTGCTCGCGCGGCTCGCCCGTCAGGATCTCGGCTACGATGTCACCGATGTAATCCTGGCGAGCCTTGAGTGGCTTGCCATCACGTTTACCGAAGGCGAGAACATCGCACATACGAGACGCAGTGATCTTGCCTGCGCGGGCATCACGCCATTCTTGGGTGTTCTGCTGCATCACTCATCCTCCTCGACGGAGGTGGCCGTGTCCGCAGCGGTTGCTCGGTCCTTCAGAGCCTGCAATTGGTCGGCGACCATCTGGCGCTTCGCCTTGCCGATGCGCTCCCATTCCTGCATCAGGGCGTTCATGCCGTTGTTCGCCACGGCGAAGAGGTCGGCGATCAGCGCATCACGTTCCGGGCTGTCGGCGGGCACAGTACGCTGCACAGCCTGGGCGCCGGGCCGGGAACGAACACGGGCGTCCTCGGCAACCTGCTCGCGAAGCTCCTCCGGCAAGTCCTCGATGTCTTGGGTGAAAATGTCGGACGCCGCGGTAACCGTCAGGACCGCGTCCACCATTGCGCGCTTCTTGGCCATCTTCAGGATGGTGTTGCGCACGTCGGCCGGGTTGGTGCGCACCTGCTGCTGCTTCTCGGTGCGGCCCTGCCACTGCTTGTACTTCACCCGGCGCAGGTTCTCCGGCGTGTCGTCGAATTCCTCCTTGCACACCGGGCGGCGCCAGGCGTATTTCTCTTCCTGGCTACTGCACTCGCCCACACCGACGCCGAGCAGACGTCCGTCCGGGGACATGATCTTGTACTTGACGCGATAGTGGACTTCGCCGGGAGGGGCCAGGTCTTCGACATCGACATCGGAGCCGAGTCGGAAGGTCGCCATCAGCTTCTCAGCGCCGGGCTTGTAGAGGCTCTGCGACTGGGTGCCTGGAATCTTGCCGTAGTGCGTCCCCTCCATCATGACCGAGCGCATCACGTCCTGGATCAGGTTGACCTGGGCGCGGATATCGGCAGCGGTGAGGCTGCGCTCACCATAGACGGCGACGGCCTGCTGCTTCATGGGATCGACACGTGCGACCTGGTTGTTCATGGAATCCTCTGCGCGGTATCCGCCGCGCGCGGTGTGGTTGATCGGTTAGCGGACGTCGGCCGCGTATTCCTCGCCATCGGGAAGGGCGTCGATCTCCTTCCAGATCAGCAGCGAGGAGGGAATAGGGCCGCACAGCGCGGTGAGCTGGGCCTCGGCGTCGGCCTGGTTCAGCGCGCAGAAGTAGATGTCGTCGCCGGCGGCGTGTACGTGGTAGGTCTTCATCGCGGATCCCTTGCCGGTGTCCGCCGGCGCGGTCTTGGGTTAGGAGGCGTTGCCCTGCGTGGCGGGCGCATAGGTCTCGACCTTGCCGCCGTTGGCGACGATGTCGACCAGCTCGTCCTGGGTGGCCACCTGCGCGGAGAAGCGGCGGGAGACGTGAGTCACCGCCTGGGCAGCGGACGCGGCGCGCACGAGGTGCTTGGTGCCGGTCTCAGCGTCGGTGACGGCGTAGATGCGTGTGGTCGTCATGCTGCTTCTTCCTGGCTCGTTGCGGCGGACAGGGCCGACTGCAGCTTCTCGTTCTGGAGCTTCAGCGAGTCGATCTCGCGACGGAGGCCGGCGATCTCCGCCTCCTTCTTCGCGCGGTACTCCTTGTTGCTGGCGAACACGCCGAGGCTCTCCGCGATAAACTCCTCGCCGATGACATTGGCGTCGGAAGCGATCTTCAGCACCTCGCCGTCGCTGTTGCTGATCTCGAACTCGTCGCCGAGGCTGATGGTCATGACGGGCTTCACCGTCTTCTGCTCGCGCCAGGACTGTTCGATGAACGTCGCGTTCTTCTCCAGCATGCGGGCGATCGCCGGTAGCGATTCGTGTGCGCGCTCGGCGGGGATGTGGATGGCGATGTGGGTGGCGCCTTTCGTTTCGATCAGGGCAAACATGGGAATCTCCTGCCGGCGGTCGCCGGCCTTTGGGTAGTCGGTGACGATCAGGCTGCGGCGCTGCGCACCGGGCGGATGTAGGCGGATACGTTGCGGGTGAGGAACCCGACGTGCCCCTGGCAGAAGTAGACGGCGTAGACGTAGTTCGGCGACCACGGCGTGGCCTGGCTGGTCCAGTACCAATTCGCCTGCGTGTCCGGGAACAGGTCAGCGTCGGCTTGGAGCGGGCCGTCGAGGAACGTGACGAGACCGAACAGCTCGTGCGGCGTCGGCAGGCGCCAGTCCTGATGCCCGGCGTAGTCGAGCGCGGTGATCGCACTGGCGGCGCTGGCATAGCTCACGGGCGACTCGAAGCCGGGGGCATGCACCGCCCACATCAGGCCGGTGGACTGGTCCAGCACCAGTGCGTGGTCGGTGGCGTCGGCGGGCAGCTCTGCGCCGTCGATGTCGAGCTTGATGAACGTCATGGCGAAATGTCCCTCGGGTCGTAGGCGGACGTTTCGGTCGCGTCGTGCACCGGAGGCGCGACCGGTGTGGGATCGGGCGCGATGCGGATGCCCTTGTTTTCCAGCTTGGTGAGGACGGCTTCGCGGCGGTCATGCAGCACGCGCTGCATCTCCTCGAGCGTCAGCCCGTACGGCCATTCGGTGGCCAAGCCTTTTTCGGCCAAGTCGGCGATGTCGGAATCGATCAGGTAGAGCTGGTCGAACAGCGCGCGCACTTCGTCCAGCGCGGCGCGGCCGCGAATCGTCGCGGCGGTGACGATGGCGTTCATGCTGACTCCCTCTTCTCGGCTTCGTTGCGGCAGTTGGTGCACTCGCTACCATCGGGAGCGGGCACCGTGAGGACGTGGGCGCCAAGCATCGACATCAGGCCGCGCAGGGCCGCCGCGTGCTTGTCGCAGCAAGGCTCCGGGCCGCTCGGGCTATGCACCACCAGCGTGGCGGGATAGGGCGTGGTCATGCCGGCTTCCTCCCGACGATCTCCGGCGTCGACCACACCCACAGCGCGTAGGCGGCGGTGGCGATCTTGGCCTCGTGCGACGGCGCGAAGGAGCACAGCAGCGCGCGCAGCTTCGCGGCGGCCAGGTGCTTGTCGACGCCTTTGGCCAGCGGCGGAAAGTCACCGCCGAGCGCGAACAGGCGCTGCGCGATGTTCTCGAATTCGCGCGGCACTTCCGGCAGCTTGTCGCGCCGGAAGTAGTCCGACAGCTCGGCGCCGAACGCTGCTTCCAGGTTCGATATCCGGGGGATCGGCCAAAAGGTCAGGCCGTCCTTCACTGCCTGCGGCTTCGCGGTCATGCGGCTTTCTCCATGGAAAGGGCGCCGGCCCCGATGGCTTCCGCACCAGGGGGTAGCGCTTCCACCACTTGGGCCGGCATAGAAAGGTCTGCCCGAATCGCGCTGCGCACTTCCTGCACGTACTGGCGCATGGTCCGGAGGGATTCGAGACGCGCCACGGCGGCGCGCTGCTCGGGCGTGAAGTCGTAGAGGTCAGCGAGGCACATCACGCACCTCCCGAGACACGGGCGAGCAGTTCGCACCGGCGGCAGGTGTGCGCATCGAATCGGCCTACCGCTTCTCGGCAGTTACAGTCGGCTTCGCGGAGGAAGTCGATCAGGTCTTCCACGACGAGGATTGATTTGACCAAGCCTTCAAATGTCGATCCATATGCCGATGCAATGGCCGCGTTTGCTCCACGCAATTCGCGCACCACATCAATCCGCTCAGCCATGGTCGCGGCCTCCGGCGAGGGCGGCGCGGATCATGGTGAGCATCGGGTGTTCAGCGTCTCCCTGGCCGCCAATCAGCGGCGCGGTGGGGGAGTGCTTCACGAACCACTGCTCGCATATTTCCAGGGCCTCGCGCTGCGCCTTGTCGCGCTGGATCAGCTCGGCCACGGCGGTGCGGACTTCGGTAAAGCGATTGATGTGCATCGCCTTTACTTCGGCGTCCATCCTCAGCGAGTGCAGGCAGGCATCCACGGTATCCATCCCCGCCAGCACATCCACCCTCTGCGCCTGCGCGTTCATGCGGAGGCTCCGGTGCGGGCGGCGATAGCCTTGCCGAGTTTCGTAAGGCGCCAGCGTCGAATCTCTCCCTGCGTGCCAGCAAACCCGTCTTCGCGGGTATACATGCCGCTCATGCCTTCGCACCGGCGGTTCTCGTCGCTGAAGAACTGGAAATCGCCAAAGCCCTTGGAAGCCTCCAATTGCTTGAGCATTGCCAAGTCCCGGGGATCGATGGGACCGCGCTCCTCGTAGTACTTGCATGCTCGCTGGCCGGCCGAGGCATCGAAGAACGTGCGGAAGTTCTCCATGAAGTCGTGGGCGAAATCGCCCGTGGGCTTCATCACGTCGGCACGCCGAGACGGCCCTTTCTCGCAGTGGTGTTCCTGGCGCACGCCGTTATCCCAGTACATGCGGCCCATGAACTTGCAGGTATCGCACTTGGCGGGTGAGGACTGTTTTGCCTCAGCCGCCATCGCCTCGTAGTGCGCGCGGGTCTGGTTGGTGGTCATGCCACCACCCCATGCTGCTGGCGCAGAAGGCGCGCGATCGCCTCGTCAAACTCGCCGGCGTGCTTCTCCAGCACTTCCGCCGCAGCGTGCTTCACCGTGTCCTCGTCGGGCGTCACGAATAGCGGCTCCGCGTACTGGCCGGTGCTGATGTCCACCTCGCACGGCACCAGCAGCTCATCGAGACGGCTCGCGCTCACCTGCTTCGGCGCGTAGGGGCTCAGGGCGGCCCGGAAGATCGGGTGCACGTTGCGCATCACAGCGCCCCCGCCTTGACCGAGGCGAACACCGCCGCCGCCACGAACAGCGCGGCCACCAGGAACGGCCAGGAGTGCGCCCAGCCGAAGGGCTGCGGCTGGCTCCCCGGGACGCCCGGGGCGGTGGGGAAGGGCACCACCTGGCCGGTGGTACTGGCGCGGTGCTCGGAGCGCTGGTGGGCGCAGTAGGCCCGGATGGCGCGGCGTTGCTGGAAGGTCTGGCTGGACACGGGTTACCCCCTCTGCCGGTTGGCGTTGGGAGAAAACTAGCCGGGCTAGTTATCCCTGTCAATAGCCCAGCTAGTAAAATTTCACTCAGAAAAGAAAAACCCCGCCGGAGCGGGGTTTGCGATGGCCTTGTCCTCAGCCTTTACCGGTGAGAAAGCTCGGTATCCACCCATGTGAGCGTGGGATCGCGGCGTCCGGCGTCGAATGGGGTGAACTTCACCTCTTCGCCGTACAGCTTGCTGTAGCGCTCGTGGTACACCATGAAGCGATGCCCGCCCCCGGCTAGCGTAACTCGGATAGGGCAGTGAACCTCTGAAGAATAGTTCGGATCACTGGGCTTTCCATGTGCACCTCCATCGCCGCCAGCGCCGCCCAGCGTGCCAATGGCCACGATGTCTGACGGAGGGACGAAGAGCTGGCGAGCGGCATGTGGTGCCATGTAGACGCGCGCTTCATCGGTATTGCATGTCCATGGCGGTACCGTCTGCGCCATAACACTGGCAGGGAGCAGGGCAAGTGCGGCTATCAAATGGCGCATTTTCATTCCCTCGGTAAATCGGGGCGGTTAAATAGTTGGTCTCGTATTGCGGCAGCAAATTCCTCGGCTTCCTTTTTATGCCAAGCTCGAGCTGATTGCGAGCGGTGATCGGCGCCAGCGGTATTAATGACGACGCGACAATGGCCGATAATCGACAAAACCGCGAGTACGCCAAAAAATATGCCAACCGAAATACCGAAGCCTTCCCCAGAGTTGAAGCCGATCAATGCAACTATTGCGGCCAGAATGGCGACGACCACATTCCTCTGATGGACAATCCGGACCGCAGTGACATGGCGTAATGGGATATCTTCGCGATCAGAACCATTTCCCGAAGAAGTTTTGTACGTGATACGCCTATCTGTCACTATCCCAAAAAGGTTATTTATTATGACTTGCTCGTCCCAGCTTGTTTTAAGCGACAAGTCCATGCACCTATCCTCCCCCCGTTGAGATTTGTCCGATTAATCAACCCATCCTGCAACCCACCGAATGCGGCCGGCGATATCAATGCCACGACTCGGGTCTAACTTTCGCGGCTTCCGCCATTTCGGATCGCTGTCGTTGTCACTCTTTGCGTACCACGTGCCATCAAGCTCCATTAGACGCTTCGCGAACAGCTCCCCGTCGTAGGTGATCACGAACAAGCCGCCGTCCCTCGGCGTGTTGTCGCTCGTATCGAACAGAATGGCATCGCCGTTCTTGATGGTGGGATACATCGAATCGCCTTTGCCATAGACCACGGCAAGCCGGTCCGGCCGCAGTCGCTTGCGCCGTAGGCTCTCAATCCGGAACTTGAGCTTATGCGTTTCTGCGTACTCATCGGGGATGGCACCGTCGCCGAGCGCGGCGGCTTGGCGCACGCCCACGATGTCCGCCCAGTCCCCTTCATGGCCCACAGGTTTGGCGATGGCCCGGTAAGCCAAGCTGATCTCGCCGGGATCGGCAATTCCCAGGGCGCTGGCCAGTGCGGGAGCGCGCCTGGCGGGCACCGGTAGACGACCTCCTGTCCAGTGCGAGATCTGCCCCTGAGTCACGCCTACAGCGTCGGCGACGGACTCTTCGGTCATATCCCGGGTTGAAGCAATGATCGCCTTCATCCTGGCGGCCATGGCCTTCTCTTCGGCAGTCAAAGGGCGCTTGTTGCTCATACTAGCAAGGCTATTAGCCGCTCTCATGAGCCACCACTAGCTAGGCTTGTAAAGCCGCAACTAGCCGAGCTAGTATCGCGGCCATGATCGAGCCCACCCATAAATCCGCGATTCAGCAGGCCGTCGAAGATGCCGGCGGCCAGACCTCCCTTGCCAAGAAGATCGGCGTGTCCCAGGGCTTGGTCTGGCAGTGGTGCAACGGCGCCGCCATCCATTCCCGCCACTTCGCCGCCATCACGGCCGCGACCTCCGTCACTGCCGAGCAGCTGCTGGCGGATGAGATGACGAAGAGCGCTTTGCTCGCCGCTGAGCGCCGCAAGTCCGGCAAGCAGGTGGCGTGAGATGAAAAGCCGACTTCTCCGTGCTCTTCGTCTCGCCCTGATCACGTTCCGCGACGAGCTTTCGTCAGCGCCGCGCCATAGCCCTTTTTGCGAGCAGAAGGGTGATCCGGCCACGTGTGGTTGCACGTGGCCGGATCCGAAACACCGGTTTAGCGCCCCTTCCTCACTTCCTGAGCGATCAGCTCGCTGAGTCGGTAGGGGTCGAACGTGATGCTCAAAACAGCACCGCACGACGGACAGTCGAAACTGAGGCATGGATACCGCGTGCCTGCGTGCAAACCGCTGTGGGTATTGATGGAGACCGTACTGATCACTCGGTCGCACTTCGGACATTTGCTCATGGATTCCCTCCGGTTGGTGGTTGCTGGTCGTGTCGCAGCACCAGCCTATCACCGGAGGGAGTCCGCCTCTTTGGGCCGCCTCGGCCCGTTCCGAGTCGAGGCGTACGGCCCGGCCGGGGCGCCGCGCGCGCCCAGCCTGATTTCGATTTTTTCGCAGCTTCGCCATGGCAAAAAAATTTGCCTGCCGCAGCTGATAACGACTGATAACAATCCGTATCGGGGGTTCTCATGCAGCAGCTCAGCCTGAGCTTTGAACCCGGCCTGGCCCAGCGGTATCGCGACATGCGCGAGTGCTTCGCGGCATGCGTGTACCAGCGTGGGCTGGGCCGGGTGGCGGCAGCGATCGACTGCCAGCCGTCCAACCTGAGCGCGATGCTCAGCGGGGAGCGCAATCTCGATCCTAGCCTCATCGAGAAGTACATGCAGGAGTTCGGCGATACCACGCCGGCGATGTACTGGGCAGCCCGCCATCTGCAGGATGCCGGCGCGCTGAAGCAGCAGGCGCTCGCCGCCATTCCGCAGCTCATCGAGCAGTTGCAGCGCCTCGCCAAGGAGGCGGCATGACCGCGCGCATCTACACCGCGCTGCGCCGCTTCAACGACGACCTGGACGCGCGCTTCAACGAAACCGAGCAGGCCGTATGGGAAGCCACCGTTCAGGCGCTCGAGGAATTCCGGCCATGATCCGCTCCGCCGAATGGTTCGCGCGGCAGCTCGCGCACGCCCAGGCCGCCATCCGCGAGGCCGACAAGGTGCACACGCCCGACGAGCTGGCCGCTGCGGAGGCTGCACTGGCGATCGACCCGCGCGCGCCGCAGGGCACCCTGCCGCTGCCTGCACCTGCCCAGCCGAAGCAGGTGGCGTGATGCGCGACTACGCCAAGGTCATGCCCAAGTTCTGGACCTCGGGCACCGGCAAAGAGATCCGCAAGAGGGGTCCGGAGGCCCTTCTGGTGGCCATGTACCTGATGACCTCGCCGCACTCGAACATGCTCGGCCTGTTCGTGCAGCCCGTGATGTACATGGCCTATGAAACCGGCCTGGGCTTGGAAGGGGCTCGAAAGGGGCTTGCCGAGTGCATCGACACCGGTTTCTGCGTCTACGACGAGGAGACGGAAACGGTATGGGTCATCGAGATGGCTCAGTACCAAATTGCCAGTGAACTCAAGGCCTCAGACAACCGTTGCGCCGGCATCCAGAAGGAATACGACGCCCTCCACGACAATCCCTTCCTCGCTCCGTTCTTCGACCATTACCGCAAGGCTTTTCACCTATCTAAGCGCAGGGGTATGGAAGGGGCTTGTAAGGCCCTCCCAAGCCAAGAGCAGGAGCAAGAACAGGAACAAGAGCAGGAGCAGGAGCAGGAAGAGCGCGAGAAGGTCTCGGGCGACCTTCTCGGCGACCCTGCCGACGATCAGGGGGAAGAACCCCCTCGCTCCGCTCGGTCGAACGTCTCGCCAATCCCGACCGACATCCAGGCGATCCTGGACACCTACCACCGCGTGCTCCCTCGCTGCCAGCGCATCGCCGTGCTGAACGACAAGCGCCGGAAGCGGATCCAGGCTGCGGTGAAGCTCGCGAAGCAGGTCTGCCAACAGCAGGGCTGGGTCTACGACGCGGAACAGTTCTGGACGGCCTACTTCGACGACTGCGCGAAAGACCCCTGGCTGCGGGGGGATCGTCCCAACCCGAATAACCCGAACTGGAAGCAGAACCTCGACGTGCTGCTGGCCGAAGACCGCTTCGCCGGGATCATGGACCGCGCCATCGCGGCGCTGCAGGGGGCCGCATGAGCCGCCAGGGCCTCAACGCTGAAGCGGCCGTGCTGGGCTGCTGCGTGACCAACCCGCAGGCCTACTGGCGCGTCGCGGACCTGCTGACCGCGGCGGATTTCGCCGACCCGCGACTGGCCCGCCTCTACGCCCTGATCCGCGAACGCGCCAACGCGAAGCAGCCGCTCCCGTTCGACGCGGTGACGATCGCCGAGGTCGACCGCGATCTGGGCGGCTTGGCGCTTGACCTGGCGAACTCCGATGGCTGGCGGCAGGCGAACGTGCGCGCCTACGCCGAGCTGGTCGTGCGTGGCGCGGTGACGCGGAAGGTGAAGCTGGCCGGCCAGCAGATCGCGCGACTCGATGGCGACGATGTCCTGGGCCAGGCCCAGCAGCTCCTCGGCGCCTGCCTACCGCGGCACACCGGCGAGGTAAAGCACGTCCGCGAATACCTCCGCGCCTCCGTCGCCGAGCTGCAGCGCCGCGTGGACTCGAAGGAGCGCATGACGGGCATCCCCACCAGCCTGCCGGAGCTGGACGACCTGACGAGCGGCCTTCAGCCCGCAGACCTGATCGTGCTGGCGGCGCGTCCCTCCGTGGGCAAGACCGCGCTGGCGATCCAGATCCTGGTCAACGCCTGCCGGCACGGGAAGCGCTCCATGCTGTTCTCGCAGGAAATGTCCGGCGTGAAGATCGCGGACCGCATCCAGGCGCATATCGCCCAGGTGAACGCCATGGGCATGAAGCGGCCGGAACTCTTCGACACGGCGGACTTCGGCTTCCTGATGAACGCCGCCAGCGAGATCGCGGAGCTGCCGCTGTACATCGACGAGACGCCGGCGCTCACGCTGGACGCGCTCGGCGCGCGGGCGCGCCAGAAGCACGCCACCGAAGGGCTGGACTTCATCGCCATCGACTACTTCCAGCTCATGACGCCGCCGAAGGCATCGACGCGCAACGAAGCCATGGCCATGGTGTCCGGCGGCCTGAAGGCGCTGGCGAAGGAACTGAACGTGCCGGTGCTTCTGCTCTCGCAGTTGAACCGTGATGGCGAAGGTCAGCGCCCCGGCATGGGCAACCTGCGCGACACCGGCGCGCTCGAGCAGGACGCGGACCTGGTGATGTTCCTGCACCGACCGAACCCAGAGGAGCGCGAAGACGTGATGCTGATTCTCGCGAAGCAGCGCGATGGCGAGACCGGCGAGATCTACCTGCATGCGAACTACCGGCACCAGCGCTTCACGCAGGCGCCCATGTTCCACGAGGAACAGACGGAGAAGAAGGCGCGAGGCTTCGGCGGCATGCGTCGCGCGCGGACCTCGAACGCAGGAGGCTGGAATGGCTACAACGACTGAGCGCCCGCGCCGAGGCCCGTCCACCGTCTTCCGCGCCGGCGATCCCCGCACGGTGAAGATCGCGCGCCTCGGCAAGGCGGCGAGCCCCTGGAGCCGAGCCCCTTACAAGACCACCGCCATCCGCACGCTGCGCTTGCAGATGATGCGCGACCTGGCCGCAGGCAAAAAACCTCGGAGGATTCGATGAACGATTCGACCACGATGCGCATCACGCTGGGCGTGGACCCTGGCATCCAAGGCGCCATCGCCGTGCTGGCAGACGGCGATCTGCAGAAGTTCATCGACATGCCCACCGTGGAGCGGCCGAACGGTGGCAACGCCATTGACGCACACCGTCTCGCGGCAACGCTCCGTGGGGTGATGCAGCAGAATCCGGGAGCGTTCATTTCCGCATGCCTGGAGCGGATCTCGACACGTCCCACAAACTCCCGCACATTCGATCAGCGCGCGGGAGAGGGCCTGGGTATCGTGAAAGGCGTGCTTGGTGCGCTCGGGGTGCCCTGGGCAGAGGTAACGCCGCAGCTCTGGAAGAAGTACTTCGCACTGATCGGCACGGAGAAGGATGTCGCGAGGCTGTATGCGATGCAGCGCTTCCCGCGCATGGCTCAGTGCCTGTCGAGGAAGAAGGACAACGGCCGCGCGGACGCGGCACTGATCGCGCTCTGGGCGTGGGACAACGAGAAGTTCGGCCCCACTGCTGGCACGTATCGCGAGCCGGATATGTTCGCGGGGAGGGCGGCATGACCGGGCTGCGCTTCAAAGTCGGAGAGCTGGCGATTATTGGCGTCTGCGCGTGCTACGAGGCGATCGGCAGAATGGTCGAAATCGTCGAAGTCGGTCCCTTCAAAGCTGGCCATGTCTTCAGGGATGGCATTGCCACCCCTTTCGATACGGATTACCAAGTCTCGCTCGACGGACAGCACTACATCTGCGCGGATTGGATGTTGCTGAAGATCGAGCCACCGGCAGAACTTTCTTCTATCTCGTGCCTTGAGGTGGTCGAGGCATGATCACCTGCGAGCGCTGCACTCACTTCCAGCGGGATCGCATCAACCCGTCCGCCGGCCTTGGTACGTGCATGCATCCCGCGCGCGATGAAGCGTGGTATCCCAGCGCGCCGCACTTCTGCCGGCACTACGAAGAGCAGGGCGACCCCGCGGAGGAGGCGCCCGCCGGTGAATGACGCTCTGACGCGACCGGAGCGCGCCGCCGAGCGCGCGATCGCGAAGCGCATCCGCGACGGCATGGTGAACATCTGCGCGCACTGTATCCACCGCCAGACGCATTGGGGCGTCAGCCATTGCCCACGGGAAGGGCGCGAATTTCCGGCGTGCGTCGAGACGCCGGGCATCACCTTCGAGTTCGACGCAACAACCATACAGGGGTGACCCATGCACATCGGGAAAGTACTCGCGCGGCTCAATCCTCGGAGTCCGCAAATCGGAGGCGCAGGCGGCGGCCGGCCTGAGCTCGAATCCACCGACATCGCCGGCGCGCTGGCCTTCGTACCGCCGGGGCTGGGCCGTGAGCTGCTGTGCCGGATCTGGTGGCCGGATGGCGCCGCGCTGGCCGCTTCGGAGCTGGATCAGCTCGTGATGGAAGCGCAGGTCGGCGAATGGAAGGCGCGCATGGACTGCATGGTCGTGGCGCAGATCGCCACCTTCACCGCGGATACGCACATCGCGCGCTCCCGCGCCGCGGCCCAGCTCGACGCAGCGAAGAGCCGCCTATGGCCGATGCCGGGGCCGGAATCGCGTTATCCCTTCATCCGCAAGGCAGTCCTGTTCGAGATCAGCGCCGCTTCGCTGTGCGCGCGCTGCTCCGGGCATGGCGTCGAAATGGACGGCGGCCGCGCGATGGCCTGCCGCGTCTGCCTCGGCCATGGCCTGGTGCGAATCAGCGACCGCGGCCGCGCCGAGCTGATCGAGCGAGACGAATCGACCTATCGCCGGATGTGGAAGCCGGTCTACGAGTGGACCCTTCAGGCATGCCAGGACGCCTACGGCCCAGCGCTCCATGCCTACCGGCGCGCCCTGGGCTATCGATCCGATGAGTAGCGAGTGCGGCATAGACACCCCCGCACTTTTCCGGGCACCTTAGGCACCGTGCGATCACTCCCCCCGAGTCGCCATCTTTGAACCCGCCCCTGTGGCGGGTTTTTTCTTGCCCGGGATCCCGAATGTCCTCTGTCCACATCGGCGCCAGCATCGTGGAGCAGACGATGGCGCACCTGCTGCCGGCGAAGTTAGACGGCCTGCCGGCACGCGTCCTGCTGATCGCCATCGGCCTGCAGGAGAGCGGCTTTCAGTCGCGGCAGCAGCGCGGCGGCCCGGCGCGGAGCTACTGGCAGTTCGAGCAGGGTGGCGGCATCCGCGGCGTGCTGACCCACCCGGCATCCAAGGCCTGGGCCCGCGCGGTGTGCGGCCTGCGTGCGGTAGCACCGGTGGAAAGCGACGTCTACGCCGCCTTCCTGGTGGATGACCTCCTGGCCTGCGCCTTCGCGCGGCTGCTGCTATTCACCGACCCTGCCGCGCTACCAGTCCTCGGGGACGAGCAGGACGCGTGGGACTACTACCTGCGGACCTGGCGTCCCGGGAAGCCGCGCCCGGACGACTGGGCCCGCAACTACTACACCGCACAGGCCGCGGTGGTTCCGTGACAGGGGAACGCATGGACGTGAGCCGAGACGACAGCGGGCAGTGGCACTTCCGGCTCGGGCCAGTGGAGCGCGTCATCATCGGCGCCAGCTTCGCGCTGCTAGTCTTCCTGCTGGGCTGGGTGTTCCGCAACTTCGACAGCCGGCTCGAGGCGCAGGGCAAGACCATGCAGGACGTGGTGACCGCCCAGGCGGTGACGAACGCCCAGCTCCAGACCCTGAGCGGCCAGCTCGCCGACGTGCCCGGCCTGACTCGCCAGATGGCGGAGCTGAAGGTTCAGACCGAGCGCAATTCCCAGGACATCCACGAGCTGCAGCAGGTGCGGAGGCTGAAATGAGACTCGTCGGTCACGCCAAGCTGTGGCATCGCCTCTGGAGCATCCGCCTCGGCATCCTGACCGCGCTGCTCAAGGGCGCGGACATGGCCTACCGGCAGATGCATGCCGATTGGACCGCCCATCTCCCTGGCTGGCTGCTGGCCGGCCTGGGCTATGCGTCGCTGATCACCGGCGCCGCCGCCACCGTCGCCGTGCTGGTGCAACAGCAGAGCCTGCAGGCCGAGCCGCAAACCGTTACGGTCCCGGCCGATAAGGACGAAGCGGCGTGATTCCTCGCCTCTACACCTACGGCGCCGCGCTGCTGATCCTGGCCGGCCTGCTGCTGACTGGGGGCTGGTGGGCCTATAGCCGGGGCGAGCAGCACCAAGCCGCCAAGGACCAAGCCAGGATCGACGAGGCGGATAAGCAGCGAGACGCCGCGCGCGCGCAGGCGGATGCATCAGCCCTCACCCTACAGCAGCTCAACGCCGCCGCCAAAGCGGAAGCGGCAAAATCTGCCGCGAAGCAACAGGAAGCCGACGCAGCCGTTGCCGCGGTGCAGAGCCAAGCCGAAAAGGCGCAGAAGGAGGCGGCGAGCTGGCAGGCGAAGTACCGCGCCGCCCTGGCCACGTCCGCGTGCAGCGCCGCCCAGGAGGAGCTATGCCCCGCGCTCTCCGACTACTGATTCCGGCGGCGACGCTCGGCCTGGCCGCATGCGCGCCGACCAAACCTGCTGTGGTGACGCCACAGATCGTCACCCAAACGGTGACGAAGTACGTCCCGGTGCCGGCGGCGCTGACCGCACCCTGCCCGATCGAGCAGCCGAAGCTGCGCACCGTGGCCGAAGCCGTCCGCGTCGCGAAGGCACGAAAGGACGCCCTGTCGCAATGCAATCGCCAGCTCGAGCAGATCCGCCAGCTCGGTGAGCAACCCTGACCCCCTGGAGCATGACGTGATCCGCGATTTCAATGCCGCGCTGGTCGCCATCGGCGGCCACAACCTAGCCGATGCTGATGGCGCGGGTCTCACGCTGGGCACCGTCGCCATCAACGCGCTGCTCGGCACCTACCCGGACGAGCAGACCAGCGGCGAGGAGAAGTTCAAGCGCTACCAGCTCGCGGAGCGCATCAGCACCGCAGGCGCCCAGGAGGTCTCCGTGGAGGAGGTCGCCCTGATCAAGCGCCTCATCGGCAAGGGCTACCCGCCCATGGTGGTGGGCCCGGCCTGGCTGGCACTGGAGAACGACCCAGCGCCGGCGGAACCCAGCCCGGCCTGATCGTCATGTCTGGCATGCAGCTCCTGTTCGCCGTCCTCTGGGTGGCGGCTTGGGGCTTCGTGCTGGGCATGCTGATCTGGGACGAACTCGACTGGCGCCGCAAGCATGGCAAGCGAGGGAAGTGATAAGGGCGGGCGGCCCAGCAAGTACCAGCCATGGACAGCTGATCAGGCAGAGAAACTATGTCGCCTGGGGGCGACTGATACGGATCTCGCTGATTTCTTCGGTGTCACCGAGCGCACCATCAATAGGTGGAAGCTCAAGTATCCGGAGTTTTGTCAGGCCCTAAAGCGGTCCAAGAACGAGATCGACCAGCAGGTCAAGGAAGCCCTGCATCGGCGTGCCCGCGGCTACTCCTACACCTCGGAGAAGGTATTCCAGTATCAGGGTCAGGTCATTCGAGCCAAGACCGTGGTGCATGTTCCGCCTGACACGGTGGCCGCCATCTTCTGGCTGAAGAATCGGCAGCCGGATGAGTGGCGATCGAACCCCGAAGAGGGTGGTGGCGGAGGCGGGGAAGGGAATGCTCCGGCCCTGCAGGATCCGAACCCGGACGTATGACGCGCCAGGTCAAGCTGCAGGAGCTGCACCTGGACCAGGTGCGGATCGCCCGCGCCTTCAACGAGCACCCGCTGGTGGTGCTGCGCTGTGGCCGCCGCTGGGGCAAGACGACGGCGCTGGAGCGCTGCGCGGCGAAGTGGGCCTTTAACGGGCTGAAGGTGGGCTGGTTCGGTCCCACCTACAAGCTGAATCTGCCGACGTACAAGCGCATCCTGCGCACCGTCGAGCCGGTGGTGGAATCGAAGTCGAAGATCGACCAGCTCATCGAGCTGCGCCGCGGTGGCGCGGTCGAGTTCTGGACGCTGCAGGACGAGGACGCTGGCCGCTCCCGCTCGTATGACCGGGTAATCATCGACGAGGCGTCGCTGGTCAAGGTCGGGCTCCGCGAGACCTGGGAACAGGCGATTCGGCCGACGCTGCTGGACCGCAACGGTCGGGCCGTCATGGCCGGCACGCCCAAGGGCATCGACCCGGACAACTTCTTCTACCAGGCCTGCTCCGACCCGAGCCTGGGTTGGGTGGAGTTCCACGCGCCCACGGCGGCGAACCCGACGCTGGACCCGGCCGCGGTCGAGGCGCTGCGTGGGCAGTACCCGCCGCTGGTGTACCAGCAGGAGTTCCTGGCGCAGTTCGTGGACTGGAACGGCTCCGCATTCTTCGCGGAATCGTCCCTGCTGGTGGATGGCCAGCCGGTCAATTACCCGGAGCGGTGCGACCAGGTCTACGCGGTGATCGACACCGCGCTGAAGGACAACACGGAGCACGACGGCACTGCGGTGACCTACTTCGCCCGCAACAAGTACTTCGGCCAGCCGCTGACGATCCTGGACTGGGAAGTCCTGCAGATCGAGGGCGCGCTGCTTGAGGATTGGCTCCCGGGCGTGATCAAGCGCTGCGAGGAGCTCGCGGCGCAATGTCAGGCGCGCCAGGGAAGCCTGGGCGCATGGATCGAGGACAAGGCGTCCGGCATCGTGCTGATCCAGCAGGGCCGGCGCGCGGGACTGCCGGTGGAGGCCATCGACGGCGACCTGACCGCCATGGGCAAGGAGGGGCGCGCGCTGTCGGTCTCCGGCTACGTCTACCGCGGCATGGTGAAGATCAGCCGCTACGCACACGACAAGGTCGTGAACTACAAGGGCCAGATCCGCAACCACCTGATCAGCCAGGTCTGCGGCTTCCGCATGGGCCAGAAGGACGGGCCCCGCGACCTGCTGGACACATTCACGTACGGCGTGGCCATCGGCCTCGGCGACAGCGAAGGTTACTGACCGCATGAGCGAAATCGGAGAAAGCGGCGGCCAGTCGATCCTGGGCGTCCAGAATGCAGTCCCGTCGCAGCTGATGGACCTGCTCACGTGCGACGGTATCGTGCCCGGCGCCGCGCCGTCGTATCAGATCTGCAAGGCCATCTACGCCTATCACCCGCTGGGCGCGAAGATGGCGGAGGCGCCGATCAAGCGCGCGCAGAGCCAGCGCCGGGAGCTGAAAATTCCTGGCGCGCCGGAGGCTGACCTGGTCGAGGCGTTCGAGAAGGAGTGGGAGCGCCTCGGAACGGTCGGCGCGG